CGACGCCAGCGCCGAGGCCTGCGAGTGCCCCGACGCCGACGGCGGCGGTCGTGCCGAGCTTGGCCCCGAGGTCGCCGAGGGCAGACGCAGCGTTACCCAGACCACTGCGGAATCGCTTCGTATCGGCAAGTACTGATACGATCACGGACTGTCGTCCCACGTCTACACCTCTCTATCTGCGACTAGCTTTGACGGCCTTGATCAGCGCCTCCCTCTCTAGGAGGGTGAGCGTTTCATACACCGGAGGGGCGCACACACCGGCGACTACGAGGGCCGCCATGTCACGTGCGCGCTCCCTCACATAGGGGGGGTGCCCTCCTTGAGAGGAGCCAGAATAGCCTCCGTCTCAGACACGGGGAGGGCGTCGATTTCAGCGACGCTCATTTCGCGTCCAGAGCGCTTCATCATGATGTACACGAGGGCACGGAGGACACGCCCGACGGGCTTGTCATCGCCGATCTGCGCGAGTGGGATACCGGCCATATCTTCCAGCTCGATAACCTCGCCAATACTCAAAGAGTCAAAGTTCATCGTAGTTCCTTCCAGTTCACTTTAGATTGTTGCGTTCTAGCAGCTCGCCGATGCCAGTGTCTAGGCGAGCTAGGACATCACCGCGAGTCTGATCCATGGCGTCCGCCAAAAACTCGTCGGGGAGGATATTACGGGCTGGCCACCCGTAGTGCACAACGCCCGCATAGGGCATGCTTTTACGCTCGTATCCCGCGCGGACCACCGCTTTTGTCTTGCCGCGGCCCGCGCGGATCGAGGCTTTCAGTCGTCGGCTCTTGCCGACGGGTGCGAGCTGACGGGCACGGACGGCGACGATCTCGCCGATCTCGTGCATCAGTTCACGCATTTGTTCGGAGTCCGCGCCCGCTTTTTCGAGGGCTCGTATCGCCTCCCGGAGGCCACGGACGCGAACCCCCACAATCTCGCCCATCAGCCGTTGGAGACCTTCTGCGACCATTCGACGACCGGCATTTCGAGATCGAACGAGGAGACCTCGTTGATCTTGACAGGCAGGTTGGGCGGCTGCTTGATAGTCACGCGGCCGATGTAGTGAGGCTGGTCGTTGGTCGGCGTATCGTTGCCGTTTGGCGCGAAAATGAACGGCAACTCCTTCCCAACATTGTCGAACAGCAGTCGCCAAAGGCTTGTCGCCGCCGTGCTGACGATACCTGACACCTTGAGCTGCATCGGCGTGCCACCGGCAAGAATACTGCCGAAGGTCGCGAACGAATCATCCGAGGAAGGCGACAATTCCGCCTCGGACATATCGGGCCAGACGGCCCGACCATTGATCTGGAACCCCAACTTTTGCCCCTTAATGCGGGGCGATTCGCGTTCGTTGGCCATTTTTAACACTCCTTAGTTTCGGATGGGGCCGTGAATATTCACTGTCACGGCGGGGAGTTGGTAGGTCTCGCCAGCCAGCGTGTATGGCTGAGAGACGCTATCTACGGTCCATTCGCCCGCGTAGGCGAGGGTGCTGAGAATGAGCGAGACGGCCATTTCCAGGCCCTCAATAATCTCACTCTGCTGGCCGCGGGGGGCCGTGACGATGAGCTGTAGATATAGGTCCCAGGGCTGCCCGTATGTGGGCATCTCCGAGGCTTGCACCCACGGGCTGCCTGCGAGGACCGCGATTTCAGGTGGATTTGGCCTGTCGACGTCGTGGGCGACGACATGCAGGCCCGTGGCCTCCTCTAGGGAGGTCGCAAGCCTGGTTCTGATCTTTGTCAGGTCAAACACGCTTGTCACCCGATTCCAAGACCGACGTACGGGGCTAGAATGGGGCGCGCAGCGACCATGGGGTCGCGCGCGAGTCGCAGGCCGCCCGTCATGTCCGTATAGCCGGTGACAATGCCCCCGACGGAATCCCGGGATGCCCACAACTCGGAGCCGACCTTATGGACGGCCAGAGTGAGGATTTCGGCGGGGACATCGCGAGAGCCGACGTACTGGGAGACCAGAAGCCGGGCCGCGTCATAGACGGGCGTCAGCTCCTGGTCGGTCCCAGTACACCGCAGATAGGCGCGGAACGCGTCGACCTGCGCTGCAGTGGCGGGCTGCACGTCACGCGCCGATCTTGAGCGGGACGATCAGCTGCGGCCGCTCAGGGGCCACCGCACTGTAGTAGTAGACGCTCATGTCCCTAGACAGATTCAGAATGTTGTCATCCTGAAGGTGAGCCAGCCCAGAGGTGTAAATCCTTAGAGCCTCAGAGTTGAAGAACGCGCCCGCGATGCCAGCGCCACGCGCGTTGGTGGCCTTGAGGTCAGGGATGATACGCAGATTGCCGAGCTGACCTGCGAGAATGTCGCTGTTGATGGATCCGATGACGCCCTGACCGTGACCGGACAGGCTCATGAGAGGGAGCCCCTGAGCGGTCTCCAGGCCACACATGGTCATCCACGTCGCACGGTCAACCACGAGACCGTCAAGCGAGTGTCCCATATCCTGGAACTTGTCATTGGCGTCAAGCAGCATGCCGACAAGATCAGCATACTTGACAGTAGACACAGCCTTGCCGATTGCGATCGCGCGGGCGGCCTGTGCCTTGACAGCATCCTCGAAGGCCGTGTGGAAGTAGGAGGCGGCCTGCTTGCCTGCCGTCACGGCCATGGCCTTGACAGTCAGGTCGACCATGTTGGTACGGGCACGCTGAATCTCCTGAAAACTCATGGTGTTGCCGCCACCGAACGTCTCGATCTTGACATTCTTGACATCCGTGGTGACCTTGCCGATGGGGAGCTGATCGCCTTCGTTCGCCTGCTTGGCGACGACGGTAGTATCATCCTTGACAACGGTGTATTCCATCGTCATGCCCTGTGCGGGCAGGCTGCCGCGCGAGAACAGCGGGGAAAGCCGGTCCACGCCCTCGATAATCTCGGTCAGATCCTTGAGGAAGACCGGCTGCTGAGTCAGGGCGTCGTCTGTCGTCGTACCACCCTGATAGGCTCGCGAGACATACGGCGCCATACGGGCCATGACATCATCGTCGCCGGAGGCGAGGGCCTGGAGGGCCGCACCAACGCTTCGCATGGCAGGGATCAGCTTGGGCTTAGCCTCGCGCTGCTCCGGGATCAGGGCGACCTTGCGCTCAAGGTCAGCGACCTGCGAGCGCAGCTCTTCGATCTCGTTCATGTTGTTAGTTCCTTCCGCTTCGGATCGGACTTGATTAATAGTTGCGGCCTTGTAGGCCGGGTTGAGTACCACGCTAAATTCAATCGCGCGGGCCTTTGTCACCGTAGTGACCGGGATGCCGTCAACGGCGTCTTCGCGCGATTCTTGCAGCTCGAAGCCGATTGACATGCTCTTGAGTACGCCGTCACGGATGAGGGTGTAGACCTCGTCCCCACGACTGGTCTCGGAGATGCGAGCGTCGATCTCCAGACCGGCGTCCGTCTCCCTGGTCGCGGTGATCGTGCCGATGGGCTCGGTATGCTGGTAGACCAGCACGGCGTCGGTGGCATCCACGCTACCCGGCTCGAAACGCTCGCGATAGTAGCCCAGATCATAGACCTGACCGTACGGGACACCGATCGCGGTGAAAGATCGGGCCTCCTCGTCGACTGAGCGGACATGGAGGGTCGCGTCACGCGTCTGCATCGTCATCAGAGTTCTCCTTTGCTAGCGGGGGTAGGCCCTCAATCGCGCGGACCTCGTCAATCGTGAGGAATCCTGCCTGGAGGGCGGTGGCGTGGGCCTGGTAGCGGGACGCAGTGTCAGGTCGCAATAGCGCGTCAAGATTGAAGCGCGCGCGCTGGCCACGCGGCAGTAGCCACGTGAGGGCGTCCTCAATAGGGCTGAGGTAGCCCATGAGCATATCACGGACGACGGCCAGATTCGCGCCCTCAGCAGAGTTGTAGGTGAGCGAGCCGCCCTCAATGGCGACCGCAAGCTTGGCGGGCGGAATCCCGAAAAGCCGAGCGATACGGACGACAGACCATTTCTGAGAGTCGAGCCACTGGAGATCAGCCGGCTTGACACCTACGGGCTGGTAAGTGAGGCCACGCCCGAGGACCGCTGTTTTGCCTGCCCTCTGCTTGCGGTCCCACTCCCTGGAGGCCTCCTCAGCCATTTCAGCAGTGATCGGCTCATCCGTACTGAGGATGCCGGACGGGACGCCGCCGCGCGTGAAGAGCGCGTCAGCGTACGCGCCGAGGCGGACCATGCCCTCCAGGCCGCGGCGGGCGGCCTGGATAGGCCCGAGGCCGACCGGATCACCGGGCTGCACGAGATACCGCAGGTGCATGATATCCCGACGGTCGATCTCTACACCGTCGACGGTGTAATGGACGCGACGCCACGCGTCGAGGGTAACGCCTACCCGGGTCGGGTCGAGTACTTCGAGGCTCACGATACCGCCACGCTCATCCCTGCGGACCTGCCAGAAAGCGTTGCCATGCAGCGCGAGCGCTGCGACTGTTTCGACGATCCAGGCGCGCTGCGACACCCACGGATCAGGTCGATCTACGAGAGGCGAGGCGATTTGCTCAGAGCCGCGCCACACGTCAATCGAGAGCTGGCCAGCGAGCGTCTGAATGTAGGACAGGGCGCGGTAGACGCCGTCGAGTCCGACGATGTCGCGGGAGGCGACGATGCTGTCGCGCGATGGGGGTAGGACGGCGGGGGACAGGCCGCTATCGGCCCGTCCCCGCTTCATCCATCCGAAGAGGCTCCAACCCATGTTGCTATTGTACCACATGCCTAGAACAGCTGGAGTCGGCCGGACCGGCGTCCCGCCTGGTACCCGGCGATGGTGAGCGCTCGCAGACTGTCGATCGCCGCGGGGGATCGGCGTGCGTTGAAAACGAGCGCACCGGCCATGGGCGTCACCGTCGCCGACTCCAGGGCCGATCTGACCTGCTCGTCGGCGTCGGGGCGGATCGGGCCCGCGGACCCGGAGATGTTCTGCGGGCGGTGCAAGTGCCCGGCCGCCACGTAGTCGAGTCCGTGGGTCAGGGGTGTCTCGC